AAACTCACCACGTAAATCAGGCAATTTATTTGTCGGATAAGCCTTTGCCAGTTCCGGGTATTTTTTTTTTCCCGTCATCGCACCGTTGCATTTCAGCCAGCCTGTCGGCGGAGTGGCTGAAGGCCATGGAACAGGTACACCAACAGGTAATGCCGAACCTTCTCCCAAACCAACGTTTATGAAAATGCAGAAATAACGAGCGTCCGATTTGATATCGCCAAACGGATTTTTGCGGCTTAACAGCAACGCGCGAAGCGCGGTAAGTAGCTGATCCGTTTTTTTGGGGTCAGGTTGAATATGTGCACTACCAAGAACATTAAGGAGTTCCTGCTGTAAATCACGGGTTGCCCCCTGCTGATTGTTTAAATAACCAGCAGTCACGAGGGTTCCTTCTATCCCCTGAGTGGGGTCACCATCATGAAACAATTGATCCGGTGTATTTATCGGGGGCATCAGATTTTGCATTACTGCTCCTCCTTATATGTGAAATGGCAATAAGTAAAAGCGGGTTTAAGGTCTTTAAATGTTTCTTCCAGTACAGGGGCACCAAAGGAAAGTAACGGCTCCCCGGCAGCAGATACTCCGGTTCTGAATCTGTAGGCTGGCGTTCTGCTTCCTGTGACATTAACCTGCCAAATCCATCGGGCATCTGTTATATAGAGACGATCACCACATCGGTTTATCCCCGCTCTGAATGGATGAAGTTCAGTAATTGTTATGGTGTACCCGAGGCTGGCTGCAAGTTGTTTAAAATAAGGGATAGATAACCCACCAGTTGCAGCCATCTTTATAAGAATATTTTCTCGGCGTTCCTGCTGTGTGGCACCGTCGCGGGGTATTACTCCATACACTCGTTCCCAGTCAGACAGCGTCATGGATGCGTAAAATGGTGTGACAGATGCAAGCACTCGTGCAGCTGACGCTTTTACTTCATCCATAATGGCTGCTTCTGCGTTCAGTTCTGCTGAAATATATTTCCCGTTCGGGTCATAGCTGACCGGTGGTAACATGGCACGAAATAAATCAACCGTATTCATGTATTAACTCTCCCGGGGAAATGGCTGGATATCAATACTCCCCGGACGCAGCCACTCCCATGTGGATTCATTGACAACTGCTTTTACATTATCTGACGGCATAATAATTCGCCGGTCACTGACGCCAGAAATTAATGAAATCTGAGTTTCCAGTTGTGAAATAATTAATTCCTGCCCCGGCTCCAGCCGGTTCATAAAATCCGTGATAACTTCAGTTATCTGTGGTTTTATCTGTTCAACAGTAAGACCACTGGTTTTTACCCGGACAACGAAATCAACGGCTTTTTTTGTCGGGGCCAGCACCATCGTGTCCTTCGCTGTCACCGGGCGGACTTCCTCAATATGTGCCAGCACGGCATTAATCAGTTCCTGCGAAGGGAGGTCATTGGCTGACGTAATGGCCACATCAACCGTCCCCAGTCCACGACGCAACGGCTCCACATACGCAGACGTAACGCCATCCACTTCCAGCGCCCAGCGTTTGTAATCATATTTATTACCGCCAGCGGGCGGCCTGCGCAGAATATCCAGATAACGCGCCAGCAGGTCGGCGTCGCTTTCCCTGTCCGTTCCGCCGGTCAGGGATTTAATCGTCACCGTGCTGTTGATGCCTTCAGGTGGGCTGACCAGCGTTGCCGTCTGCGTCGTGGATGCATTCGTCTGTGCACCCGTGGCAGTGCTTTTTACCGTCACCTCTGCGCTGCCTTCATCACCGACGGTGCAGTCTGCTGCGGTGGCCACGCTGACACCTTCACCACGAATTTCCGCACCGGCTGGCAGCGTTTTACCGGGTGTGCCGGTAATCACTGCCGGACCGGATGAGGCCGTTGCTTTTTTACGAAAAACATTGCGCGTGCGGCAGTGCAACTCCAGATATTCAGGGTCTGCCGTATCAGGAAACACCTGACGGAGTATCCACCCCTGATGCATATACAGTCCGTCCGCCACGCCGGATACGGCATTTGCACGAATGCGGTAATCGCTGTCAGCGCCGGTGTCGATGGTTTCGCCCGGCAGGGCGTTAGCGATATCACGTAGCTGGCGTTCTGTGTTTTCAGCAACGCCCGGAACAGGAAACGGCATTACATAATCCTCACAGGGTGTTCAAACGTCTGCGGTGTGCCCGCGTTATCCGTGACGGTGATTAACAGCAACAACCAGCCGCGCTGCCCCGGTTTTGTGTCAACGGTAATGGATTTTGCCCGCCCGTCATCGAGCAGGGGCTGAAGTGCCTGGCTGGCATACTGCGCCGCAAGCTTATGAACACGGGAAACGTCTTTTTCCCGCTTCAGCTCGTGCAGGCGTGACCCCAGCGACGCATCCGCCCAGTAACTGCCAAGCGGCGTCGCCAGTCGCAGATAAACCGCGTTATGAAGGGTATAAATCCGACGGCGTTCGTAGTCGCCGGTTGCAGGTGAAATCGTCTGGTCCATGCCGCCAGTCTGGCAGCATGGACAGGTCAGAATCAGGTGAGGGTGTTCAGCACTTAATTAACCGGCGTGTCAGACATGCCGTGTGGGGTTGGATGTTTGTGCGTTCCGATTTTAACGCCATTAATGGTGACGTCAACGGAGGTAATCACTCCACCCACATGGTTGATATTGCCTTCAAAGGTGGCAGTGTATCGCTTGCCCCCACTGATGGCCATGCCACCGTTGCCGGTGATTTTGCCTTCCACCGTCAGCCTGTCACTGGCTGTCAGTAACGGTGTCGTGAATGTGGCGTTTTCCTCTGCCTCAACCTCGTAGCGTTTGCATTTCACGCGATAAACGTCACATTCGGTTTCAATAACCCGTCCGCGCTTCAGTACGATTTTCGCGCCTTCATCGGTATACAGGGCCACTTCCCCGGGTTTCAGTTCCGTCAGACGATATGCGCCGTGCTCTGTGGCCACCACGACAGTATGGGAGGTATTGCCGTTCAGCGGAACGGCAATACCCATTGAGCCGGGCGGCGGGGATGTGGTGAGGCCGTAATGCTGAAAATACTCCGCACCGTCCAGCTGTTCGCCTGCCAGCCCGTTAAGCTGAAGCAGCTGTACTTTGGTCGAACTGTCCACCGTACCGGTCACCACCCTGAATGCCTGGCGAACGGCGGCCAGTGCCTGCTGTACGCGCTGATTAACTTTGTCCCACATCATTTCTCCCAGACCTTAACAATGGCGACCTCTTTTTTCTTTTTGCCCCTGCGGTTATGGCGTTTCTTCTCGCGCGGGAAGGCATCAGGTATCCACACGCCGTCCTCCTTAAAGCGGAGCCGGGTTGTCTGCCCGTTCCGGCCTCCGCTGAACTCACGCCCCATCAGGAAAAAGATGGCATCAATGCCGTGGAGTTCGCTGACAATCCGCACCCGCTGGCCGGGCTGCCACAGAACACCATCTGCCGTGCGATGACCTGCAACCAGCGCGACGATATCCAGCCCCGACAGGCGGGCATCACTCATCATTTTTTTTGCGCGCCAGTTCACCTGCTCCAGATTGCTGGTGTCGCCCTGGGTGATTATCTGCGGGCGGTAATAATCCACGGTGGGGTCGGTGGCAACGGCTTTCATGTTATGAATGCCTGTCTGGCCACTGTCCGTATTACCGCTGTCCTGCCCGGACAATGTGCGCACGCTGCCGTCCTCGTTCCAGATATCCAGCGGCACCACGGCCACCTGTTTCTTGCTGTCTGCGCGGCGGGCGTGGCTCTGGGCCAGCACAGTAAGTTCGGAGAAACAGCCGTTAATGGACCGGGTATCGTCCAGCTCCATCACGTTGTTCCCGGTGCCGTTCAGCTTCAGAATCAGCGTATCCACCGGCGTGGTGGTGTAGTCAGGGCCACCCACAACCAGCGTCCCGTCAGGCTCAAACCACGGCCATAAGCCGCGACCGGCGGCAGCTTTGGCCAGTGCATCCCACGCACGCATCCCAGGCTCAATAACAACTTTGTCATTACGTGACACACCGGACGCCTGTATACGGATGCGCTGTATCCCCAGTGGTCTGACTATCCTGTCGATGACCTCGTCCAGCGTCAGCTGATTGGCGCTGAACACCGGCGCGGCACAGTCCACCAGAATGGCAGCATCATCACGCCCGGACAGGGCCAGCGTGCAGCTCTGACGGGACACACTGCGGCGCACGCTGTCTATGCGCCCACTGAGCACCGTTTCGTCTCCCACCTGCAACCGGATTTGTGCGCCCCGGACGATATCCGCCGGGAACACCTTTTCAGGCAGCCCCAGCTGAAGCTGCCAGCCGTCGGCAGCTTTCAGGAAATCGCTGTCAATACGATAACTGCTCCAGTCAGAATGCGACCTTCCGGCAATGACCAGGCTAATTTTGTCTTCGTTATTTGGCGTAGGCATTAATTACCACCCCGGCGGTTATGTTGTTCGGGTCACGTAACTGCGGGTTCAGGCGTTGCAGTTCTGCCGCACGACTGTAATCGCCGTACCACTGCCACGCCAGCAACAGCAGACAGCTGTCCGCCTGCACCTGTTTCTGCGTCAGCGGTGGGCGGCGTGACAGAACCAGCAGGCCGACATCCTGCACGGTTGCCGCCACGTTTTTCATGCTCTGAATGATTTCCGGGTACATCAGCCCCAGCGGTGATGCGGTTTCGGTTATCCGTTCGCGTTCGCCTTCATAGCGTTCACGGAACAGCGTGATGGCAGCCTGTAAGCGGGTGCGCACATCCCCGACCAGTCGCCCGATATCCGCCGGTATAAGCTGTTCTGACTGCGCATCATCAACCAGTATCGCCATTGCAACACTGGCCAGTTCAGATGCGGCCTGTGTTGCGTAAACTGCTTTCACATCCTGCACATCGTCTGGCGAGGCATCCGCAGGAAGTGCCACCTCCGCTACTTTATCGCCACTGACCAGGGTAACAGGCAACGCAACAAATTCATCCATATCAGTGATGACCTTATTCCAGCAGTTCATCACTGTCGCAGAACTGGCGACGGTCGTCTCTCCTGCCAACCCGGTCCGGGTGGCAGAATCAACACGTTGCAGAACCTGCACCGGTTGCCCGACATCTGATGTGTGGATTTCCAGCACCTCTGCCAGTTCATTGATAAATTTTCCGGGTTCGCCTGCCAGTGACACGATATTATCGACAGTGGAGACAAAATCACTTTTGAACGACAGCAGGGTATTCACCAGTGTGGCACGCACTGTCTGGGCTTTTTTAATCATGCTGTTAACGGTATTTAAAGGTGCAGTAACGGCATCAAAAAAATCACTTAACCGCGCCTGTAAAGTGTCCAGTTCATCAAACAACTGTTGCGCGAACAGCTCCGGTAACGGGGTGCTGAACAACGCGCTACCGGTGCGGTTTTCCAGAAAACTCATGTCAATGGTGCAGCTGTCCGGGCTTTCTGCGTCATGGCGGATGTTGTAGCCGGTCACAATCACCGACGGCACAGAGCCATAAACCGGATGAATCAGTTCACCATCGCCGCCTTCATCCAGGGCGGCGGTCAGTTTCCCGAGTTTATATTCATAGTCATCGCCCCACAGGAACGCCGTCATGCGGAACGGTCGCGCCTTGCGTCCGAGGTCGTGCAAATCCGCCCCGTCAACAAACGGGTATTCATAGACCGCATGGTCGCGGCTGATTTGTTCGTCAGTATTCAGCACCTCAAACTGCACGCCACGAAAGGAAGCGTTTTGCAGGTTTTCAGCCCAGCCCATCAGTAAGTTCCTCCCGTACCTCTGTTACCGTCCTGAAGGTTGTATTTGTTCACTGCCTCCGCCACGACCTGACCATCGAGCACCAGTTGTGTGGTGAAATTAATGGGGCTGGCAGGTGGTCCCCAGTGCGTGAGGTATTCCGGCTGGGTGATGCGTCCGGGTTGCCTGGATGCTGATTCAGGCGTTGTGTTTCCTGCGGCTTTGTTCACCTGCTCCGGTGATGGCAGAGCATCAGCTGCGGCTTTCAGCTCATTATCCCGTTTAAGCATTCCTTCACGGGTAAAGAACAAGGAGCCATCGTCTGCAAAAAACAAACCATGATTATCTGTAAAGTTCTTGATGGTATCGCCAACAACAGCCCCATAAAGTTCTTCTGCGGCCTCATAGCCTGCGTAAATGGTTGCAATTTTTCCGGCTGCGCCCATTATTTTTCCCAGACGTCCCTGATTGCCGGAAGCGACTTCACTGATATCTTTAACTTTGGATGCAGTATCCCCAGTATCATCGGGTTTATCTGCTCCTCCGGACACTGGATTACCGGTAATAAGTTTCAGCCCCGCAAACGTGACGGCCGCTGCTGTCATCGCTTTAATGGCTGTGGTAGCTGTCACCACTGCTGTGGTCAACCCCGGAAATTTTTCACCCGCCCAGCTTATGGCATCGGCCACAGTCCCGGATGCATCAGCCAGTTTTTTCACACCATCCATTTGTGAAAATTCAAGCGTGTTTTTAGCCTGTTCGGTTTTAAAATCATTCGTGTCTGATATGAATTTAAAATCCACATCACCCGCGCGCTGACCTTCCGGCAGGGTGCGCTGCTGATTAATCGCGTCCTCAACCTTTTTCCGGTATTCCGGGTTGTTACGGTAAGCCAGCAACGCTTTTAACGCCTGTTGGTCTGCAACCAGTTTCCCGACACCAAAGCCTTCAAGGAGTTTTGCCATCGAATCATAAACAGCCGTCTGCTCGCCTTTATCCCGGGCTGAGGCCAGTTTCTTTTGCAACTCCTGAAAGCGTTTATCGCTGGCAACGATTTTGTCTATCAGGCTGGACAGCGCATCTATCGGATCAAGTCCATGTTCGCGCGCCTGAACCAGCGTACCGGAAAAATCAATTCCTTTACCGTTGTAATCAATGCTCTTTGCCGCTGTTTCAATATCGTGGCTGGTCAGTTTAGCCAGCAGGTTAAACACGTTATTTCCGGCCTCATCACTGCTTCCCGCCGTGATGGCGGCAGCTTCATTCAGTGCCAGAATCTTGACGAAATCATCCTTGCCTCTCATCCCCGCAGCTGACGCTGACCCCAGTTGCGAAGATAACCAGCGGGCCATGTCGCTCAGTTCAAAGCTGCCTTCTTTGCCCGCTGCAATTGCCATATTCAGGACGGTGGAAATATCTTCATCCCTGAATCCAAAAGTCTTTTTGCCCTTAAGCATCACATTAGCCAGGTCTGTCGCTGATGCACCGGAAGCCGTGGCGTATTTCATCAGTTCAGGCAGCCACTTACTGGCTGTTTCAAATGAAATACCGCCATCTTTCAGCAGGGCATCCAGCGTTTCGGCCGCATCCTCTTTCGTGCCGCCACCATAGGTCACTGCGTTACGGATGCTGCTTTTCATCTGCTCAAGACCAGCCCTGCGTCCCTCCAGACCGCCACCACTGAAGGCGGTATTGGCCATCATTGCCAGCTGGCGTTCGTAGCTCATCTGCTTTTTGACCGGCTGTGCCATAATGGCCGCACCTGCTGCGATACCGCCGCCTATTGTCACGGCATTCCCGCCAAATGCAGCCGCACGGGCAAAACGCCCCCGTTCAGGGATAACAGGCGTTTTCGCCATTTTCATCTGAGCCTGAGTAACGCCATCCAGTTCACGCTTGAGTGCCCGGGCTTTTTCCCGGGTGGCCTGCATGGCGCGTTCCTGCTCCTGCGCAGATTCAAAACCGGCGCGGGCCAGACGGTTATAACTGGCAACCGTCAGATAAATTTCACGCCGGATCTCGCGTTCTGCACGAATACCGAGCGTTTCCCGGGCACGGGCGGCACGCTGTATCTCTTTTGCGGCCTTTTTCGTGCTGTTAATGCTTTCCTGCTCGGTACGCTTCTGCTCTGCGCCTGCTTTCCGGGTTGCCTTTGTTACACCTTCGGTGGCTTTGATAACCTGTTTTTGTCCCTTTTCCAGGACCTGCGAGGCTTCGTCCTTCGCAGTCAGGGTCATGCCAACTTTGAAATTACCGGCCATTTTTCTGTTTACCTTTTCTGCGTTTCTTTCTGAGGGATTTAAATGACTGGCGGGTGGTCTGTGAGGTGTCCTTTCTTCCTGAGCCGCCGCCGTTCAGCCTGTCAACGGCGGCAAGCCAGCCGTCCAGCTCGGGACGGCTCATGGTCATGATTTGTTCTTCGGTTATTCCGTAGCGCCCGAGGATAAGGACTGCGAGCCGGAGTCCGGCGAGCCGGGATTCCCGCCGTTCCGCTTTACCTTCAGGACGTTGCGTGATGCCAGCAGAATATTAAAATCTTCCGGCGTCATGTTGTCGTGCAACAGCTCCGCCGTCAGTTCTTCCTGCGGAATATCCCCCAGACGGACCAGCGTTGCCGCCATCACCGCACAGCGGTAGTAATAATCCGCCGCGAAGCCGTCCACTGTCTGAAAGCGTTCTTCAGTTTCTTCCAGTGCCTGCCCGTTATCACGCATGACCGGCAGACGCAGCTCAAAGTTTTTATGAATGGTGCCGTTAAAAACCAGGCCATCGGACAGTTCGCCGGTCTGTGTAGCGATAATCGTCATCCTTCCACCTTCCTGAGTGCAGCCATTTTGATATCAATTTTCGCTTCATTATCGACGGTGTATTTCTCACCCACTTCGGTTGTGAAGCAGTCCAGATAAGAGGTGCGTTTGCCGCTGTTACTGAGCGGGTACAGCGAGATTTTCACACCTTCCAGATTTTCCCAGTCCGGCTCGTTGGTATCAGGAATAACCGCCGAAACGGACAGTTCGTAGGTGGCAATGCCACGGGCAAAGCCTTTAGCCCTGCCGGTTTTGTTCATGGTCTTGACCAGCTTTCGCCCGGTGTTGATCTGAACATCAAGGTCGGTGATCTCGATTTCCTGGCTGTCAATTTCCAACACAATCGAGCCGATATATTCTTTCAGGGACATTTATCAGGCTCCTTACAAAATCATGTCGATGCGACCGGCAAACACATGCAGGCCGTTAACCACGTCGGCAGGGATCGCGCAGTCCAGGCGATTTGCATCTTTCCCGTTTCGCTGAACGCGCAGTTTTGCCTTATTCGCTTCCACATTCTCCAGAATTTCAGACTCCTCCAGCTTGAGCAGCACGTCATACAGTTCGCTTTCCACTTTTGCGATGGTTCGGGTGCTGAGTTTTTCACGCGGGAAGCGAAGGCTGATACGTTCGCGGCACGCCTTGCGGGTGTAGTCCAGTGTTCTGATGGACGTGATATCCAGTAACGAGACATCAGCCACACCCTGAGCGTTCACCGTGTAGGTACTGACCGCACGCACAATCTGCACCGTATTACCCGGTCCAACCTCAACCGGTGTCAGGCCGTTATGCAGGGCGCTTTCCTGCTCGTTACGGCTTTCGCGCTGTGACATGGCGACCACATCCAGCCCGGACAGCGCCAGCGAGTTCAGCGGGCGTGCCGGGTCTTCTTCGCTCGCCATTACTGCGCCGTAGATGGCGGCCAGCACAGCAGGAAGCATCACAGAACCACGATACCAGGGGACAGACACGCGCCCGCTGTTCACACCGGCTGCCAGGGTGATCCCGTTTCCCAGACTACCTGTCCAGCCCGCACAACCAATCGCGCCACGCTGTTCCATCGCGTTCCCGGTTTTCTCCAGGTGCTGCTTCAGGGCGGCAAGGGCTGGCGTGGTACTGAACGGACAAATCAGAATGTTGTGACCGGCAGCAAAGACCGCATCAAGTGCGGGCTGAATATCCGGGTCCATTTCGCCGCTCGCCATCGGCGTGGTAGCCACTACAAGGCCGGTTGCAGTGGTGGATACCGACAGGGTGATATCATTCCCCCAGGTACCTTTGGTCCGGGCGGTCACTGTCAGTTGAGAGGTGTCAGATTTGTATTCCCCCGTGACCAGAAGCGATGGCGTCTGCGTCATTGCCGTCACCAGTGCCGGAATGATTTTCGACGGTTCATCCCCGACGTCCACATTAATGGCGATCTGCTCGCCAGCAATCCATACCGACAGCGTACCGCTGCTGGTTGCAGTGCCGGTGACTTTAACTGCGCCTGTTGCTGCTTTTCCTGCACCACAGTCTGCAATACCGATAACATCCAGTTGCAGATAGCTGTTGGCGTTAATGGCCGCGCGCGCCATTGCTGCGGCCAGTGAACCGGCCCCGAAATACAAATCCGCTTCGTCTTCGGAATACACAGAAACCGCATTCAGGGGGGTGGCGGTGCCATCAGGCAGCATCGGGCCAATCACCAGAACACGCTGTTCGTTACCCGGCAACGTGTTAACGGCCAGCCGGGTATTAAACTCAAAATGCACACCGGGCTTACGGATACTGCCCGAAATGGTGTCAAACTGAATTTCACTCATCGGAGCCCACCTGTTTCTCTTTCTTCACCTTCGCTTTTTCTGGTCCGGTGTCCTGTTCTGCCGTTTCAGGCTCTTCAGCCACCAGAATCAGGTCACCATCCTGAACAGCGCGCCGGTAATAAGCGGTGTTTTCAACGATCACCGCTTCCGTGGTGATGTATTTCCGGGCGTTATCCTCCATCGGGAACTTCATCCCGGGAGCCGCCTTAACCTTCATTTTGTTCATGCTGTTGCTCTCTTAATTCATCCAGACCACAGATATCTGCGCCGTATTGCGTACCAATTCGCAGTAAATCCGGGGCGGGGTCTGACAGACGGCCGTGGTAACGGTTGAAAGCCATATCCGCTTCTGCACCGCGCTCCGGCCATTTGCCGTTCTCCAGCGCGTGCTCCACCCAGCGGGTATCAAACTCACAGGCAAACACGGACATTGCCCGCTCTGCCACGCCGGTGTTAAACAGCGTCCTGACACGCCCGGGTTCGAAATAATCAATCTCCAGCCCCAAATCCTGACCGGTCAGCAGGCGACGGACGGATTCAACCAGCAGGTTTGTACCGACCTCATCCCGGACGGTGCCTCCCTGTCTGGCGCTCTGTTCGCTGCGGGTGTTGTAATCACCCACCACAACCACAAAGCGTCCGGTGGCAATGTATTTCTGGCGTGACGTAGAATAGCGTTCGGTTTTCGCGATGCCGCCGAACGTCACCCAGGCTGCCGGAAGGCTGCGAACAATCCGGCCCGGGTCTTCATCCAGTTCACCGGCATAGGTGCGGACTTCCCGCACCATTTTCCCCAGACCACAACGCAGACGTTCAACCAGCGCCCGTTCAATTTCAGTAATCAGAATGCACCTCCCCGCGTGGACTCACGCCCGAACTGACGGGAGCCGGAGCGGATACGCACCTGTGACGATGACGGGATCACGCTGCCGGACGTATCCCGCCCGAGGTTGATTTGTCCTGCCGCGACTTTCTCCAGAAAGCGGATGGCGTCCCGGTAGCGCATCTGAATTTCTTCTGAGCAGATACGGTAATCGGTCGCCAGGTGATAACGGGCGATATCGCAGCAGTAACCCACCAGAATCCCCGGGCTGTCAGGCCACGGGGTCCGGTAACGCCCCACCAGATAGCCATCAATCTGGGCACTGGCACGCGCAAGCGCGGAGGCCAGCTTTTCCTCGTTGATAAGCCCGGTCATCTCTTCATCCGTCAGTGTGCACGCCTCGCGTTCACTGAACGCCCTGATGAACTGTTCCGGTGTGGCGTAAGACATGGGTTACTTCTCCTTTTTCTCCGCTTTTTGTGTTTTCTGTGCGGCGTTCAGCTGTGCGGTCAGTTCACTGACTTTCTGGCGTTCTTCTTCCAGCTGCGCCGTCAGTTCGCTGACTTTCTGACGTTCGGCATCCAGCTGTGCGGCCAGTTCATCACCCCGGACCGCGTCGTTCTGACCGGACGCTTTATCGCGCTCCACCACAATCAGCATGGGGTCAGCCTTCAGCACCGCCAGCTGTTCCGGGGTGAACGCATCCACAGGCCATGCCTTCGTGGTTGCGCTGTGTGCCACACCGCAGCGGCGAAAACCCTCGCGGCGGGAGGTAATTTCAATCACCTTTTCCATGCATTACTCCGTCGTACCATCAGAACCAAATGCCATCTGCCAGAAGCCGTAACCGCCGTTACAGCGCGCTTCGGCACCAAACAGGAACTTCTTACGCTTGAACACGTTGTCGCTGTTGTAGTCCGTCTGCTCCACAAAAACAGGCTTTTTACGCAGCTGATAAATCAGCGGTTTCACCGGTTTGGTGGTGTCAAACAGGAACCACGCAGAATCCGACGCCAGCTCCGGCATCACCAGCACGTCGGCGGTACTGCGGTACGGGTTCGGCGTACTGTCCGGGAACTTCTCGGCGGTCATCAGGTAGTTCGCGTCATCTTCCAGCGCCGGTGGCACAACCAGCAGATTCGGGCGAATTTTGAGGGATGCGCCTTCGTCATCTTTCAGGCTGCGCATGGCAGTACGGGCGGCACCGTAGGAGGCTTTCGCCTCGGCAAGCGAGCCAACTTTGAGTTTTTTGGTGCCTTTATTGGACACAGATTTACCGGCGACCAGGTGGTCGGTATCAAAGAACATCTGGCCGTCGTAACAGGGATTGGTAAAACCGTTACTGATAAGGGACGCCACAATATCTGCCGGGAGTTCTGCCGCCGACTGTCCGGCTCCTTTTGCCTGAAGGGCATAGCCCATAATCTGGTCGTCCTCGATGTCGTTACGATCGACTTCAACCGTGGCTTCCCAGTCCTTGTTACGGATGGTGTAGTTAAATGCCGCCAGTGATTTAACGACCTTGTCGCCAATCCACTCGCGCATTTTCGGGAAACGACTTAACCAGCTGTAGTCGTTTTCCTTGCCGTTTGATGGCACTTCCATTGCCACCTTCTGCCAGTCAGTTGGCGACTGGTCGAAGGCTTTCTGGAAGGTGGCCTTCAGATTGATAAAAATCTGTTTGACGTTTTTAACGTTGACTAACACGTTTTGCTCCTTAACTGAAATGAACCCAGACGCCATCGCCACAGATGCCGATCACTTTCCCGGCGACAGGACGGGCGCTGCTGTTGTCGGTTTTTGCCACGGTTACGCTGTCTTCCACGTAGCACAGCTTGCCGACCTGCGATTGTGTGACCGGGTCTGAGGTGCTGTTCACCATCAGAAAATCTTTGCCGCAACGCACCAGAACGGTGACATCGCCATCGCTGCCGGTACTGTTATCCGCCCAGCCATCAGACACGCCCAGCGTAATCTGTGAGGCCGTGGCACTGGCCGGAACGGCATAACCGGATGCGTTAACGGCCACCATATGACCACCAAAAATTTCGGTCGCAGCGGCAACCGGCACCGGGTTCAGTTCGCCGTCACGGTAGGGGGTATTGCGATCCATTTACTCATCTCCTGCGTAACGGGCGACATCCTCTGGATCGACGCCCATCATTGAACAAATGGCGATATCGACATCGACGTCATCGCCGGTTTTAATCTGCGCCGGGGCAGGCGACGGCGTTTTGGGTGGTTTGCCGCCGGTCTGGGTGCTGCTGAGTGCGGCAAGCGGGGTGGTTTTATCCAGCCAGGTTTTAAAACCGTTGATATCGCGACGAGCGTAATCTTTCGCCCAGTCTTCCAGCGTCGGAAGCAGTCGTCCGTCAGACAGCGCCGCCTGAATCAGTGCCCCGGCTTCGGCCTCACCGGACTGTTGCGCCAGTGCGGCATAACGCCCCTGAAGTTCTTCATATGCCGTCAGAGGGATATGCTTCGTCGGGTCATAGGCATTTGCTGACAGGCTGGCGATTTGCTCGTCTTTCTGATTCAGCAGGGTCAGCAGACCAACAGAAGCCGCTGCCGTTCCTTTGCCACCAGAGACAGCATCAATAATTTTTTGCAGCTCTGCGCAGACTTCCTCTTCGGTTGAGGTTTCCGGCAGCGTCAGCAGCCAGCGTAACTGTGCGAGTAAATTTGCTAATTGTTCCGGGTTCACGGTTTTGGTCTCCGTTTCAGTTGACAGACTCGCCAGACGGCTGGCCGCAGCCAGCATGACCGCGTCCATACCGTCCAGCGCAGGGGTATTGGTCAGCGCAGCATGTAACAGCTCCAGCACTTCGCCGCGCTTGTTGTAGGCAAAAACAGGGGAAATAAACTTGTACTCACCGGCGGCAATCATGGCCGCCGCGTTCTCCGTCCACTCCACACCGGTGGCATACAGGCCCACACCTTCACGCCATTCCACCTGGCTGAACCAGCCCGCCGCCGGGGCGGGCTTGCCGTTGTTTACGGCGCGCAGCGTCTGATGTTCGTAATCAATGACAAAAGGCGTGGTACGGGCTGCCACCTGGGCGACAAGCTGCGCGGCCAGTTCAGCGGTCAGTACCCATTTACCGCTTTCGACTTCATCGGTATGTGGGCGACCATCAACCGCACTGAACTCGCCTGCCGGAAACAGCTGGATTTCGCTGTGGGTTGCTTTAGTAATTTCGAGGCTTAATGCCGCAATGTTCATCTTCATACGCGGCATGATGACGAAAGGGGAACACGGGGTACTGTTGAGGGTGTTCAGCACCCGGCCATAACGGGAAAGGATAAAAGGGGAAATAAAACCGTTTTTAAAACCCTTTTAAAAACGATTCTGACGGCATTTACGGGGTGCGGTGCTGTAATGCCTCATCCGTGAGGCGTTTATGTCGTCAGAGTCGATTACAGCGCGTTTGTGGTCATTCAGTCAATCACACGCGCAAAATAGCGGTTTGCGGTGTTCTCCAGCTCGTCGATGTCGTCCTGCACAAGCTGAAGGAAGGGGCGCGCGGGCATGTTGACCGTATACGCTCCCACTGTTGCGCTCTGCACAAAATTACTGTTGCGCTTTTTCACAAAGCGGGTGCTGACGCTGCCGTTTTTGTACTGTTTAAAATACAGGTTCTGCGTCCGTGCCTGATGGCGGATTTCGCCCCCTTCGTTGTGGATACGGGCGTAACGGACGTTTGTCCCGACCGTGGCCTCGTTATTGTTAACCGCAGAGCGGATACTGGCAGCCAGTCGCCCGGACTTCTGAAGGATTTGCCCGGGGCCGCGTCGCTTCGCATAAGCCGGACTCCAGCCCATCCATTTCGGGCGACCCTGTTGTTCCAGGTTAGTCTCAACCGCATCCAGCATGGAACCCGCAAGCGCCGTCATCAGGTCGCGCCGGTCCTTCACGGAACGAATCAGTTTCCCCAGCGTGGTGTTATACGCGCTTAAATCAATCTTAATATCCAGTTTACCGCTGCTCATGATGCCTCCGGGGTGTCCTGCATAACCCAGTCTGTCAGCACGTCATCCTCAACCGTCACCACCGACCAGCGGTCGCCCGACTGTAACGCATACCGCCACGCGTTACCGTCCTGCGTGACATGCTCCGCCCGTTCGATGGTCTGCTGCATCAGCACATAGTCGGCGGCGGTCGGGGGCGTGTCTGTTGCACTGAGGCGCTTCATAACGTCAGCCGTAAGGTTTACCGTCTGCCGTGCAGCACCCGTGGCGGCGACCTGTTCCGCTGAACGGATGGCCAGCGGATATCGCTGGCGCGCATCCAGTTCGCTGACGTTCGCCAGCCCCCGTGCAAAATCCGGCCCGGTCAGGGTGCCGGTAACATACTGGCGGGCACTGCGGTAATCGTATTTTTCCGGTTCCGGCTGCCATGCCACCCGACCGGGATTAAATCCGAAGCCCGGGTCGGCGGTATACACGGAACCGTCCGGCATCTTCAGCCCCATTGTTCTGATGGTCTGGCCCGGCTGGCCATATTCCTGTTCAACCTCAACCAGTCGCCCCTCGCTGCTCTGCACCGTCAGGCCATATTTCTCCACATCAGACGCCGAACGCGCCCGGATACGGCAGCGGCATCCGTACCCGTCAGGCGCGTAGAAATACTCCCAGACCGGGTCATCCGCCCGGGCGGTAAAACCGTTCAGGGCGGCGTGTTTCGGGCGGGTGTGAAGGTCCATCACCGCCACGCGCTCAAAATAAGGCCGGTCAGCCACGTTCGCTATCTGCTGCTGATAACGTCCGGCGTTGTATGACGACTGAATATTGGTATCAAATATCGTGCGCAACCGGCGCGGCGTCAGCTGTCTGCCGTGCAGTTCGCCGGTGTCCTCGTCCACAATCAGTTTTTTACCCAGCCAGCCTTTTGATTCCAGCAGTGGTTCCAGTTGTGCAGCAAACTCCCGGAACGTCCCGCCGTCAGCCAGTGCCGCCGTCAGGCCATCACGGATATCCTTCAGCACATCCAGTTTCAGCACACCCGCCACCGTGAACGCCCGGGCGTTTGCAATATCCTTCACATCGTGCCAGCGGAAGCCGATAACGTATCCCTTGCTTTCGAAATACTTAATCGCTTCTTCCGGCTTCAGGGTGTACGCATATCCCAGGTCAACATCGTCAGCTGTCGGCATTCAGTCGCCCCCAGATATCCGCCACAAAGAATGCCTGCGTCAGCAACTGCCGCAGCGTGTCATCCGGCAGTTCCGGCCACGCTTCCGCCAGTACATTCATGGCCTCGTCTGCATCCCGGCCTTCCTGTATGGCCTGCACCAGTGGGGCCACCAGTTCGTTCATCCCCTGCGCGATGGCCTCTGCCGGAAGCTCTGCCCGGTCGATGGCGCGCTGTGCCGGGTCGTCCTCCCCGTTGTCCTGCTGACTGAGCGCGGCAACATTCAGCCGCTCACGCAGCTGGCTGAGGCCCGCCTGCACAGGGAGATGCTGTGCCACCGGCACCAGTACCTCTTCGCCGTCTTTCGGGGTGGGGATACCGGTTTTTTTGCGTACCCACGACACAGGGATATCCTTCATCCCCACATTGTTGACCAGCACGTTGACGGCTTCTGCCACGCCCTTAATGTCGGCTTCCTGCTGCACATCAAACACCAGACGCGGCAGACGGCGTGGCGGGATATCCTGCCAGCCGTTCAGGCTGGCCATCATCTGTATCAGGCTGCTGAACATGCCGGACAGCTGGCGAGCATCGGCGGCCAGAATGTCGCGCCGGACCTCGTTATGCACATTACCCAGCGCGTTGGTGGAGGTTTTACCGTCAGCCTGGCTGGTCAGCGTACTGCCCAGAATCACTTTTGAGGTGGTACGCTCCGCCCATTCCACCATCGACATGAACGCCTCCGGCCCGCCGGACGCGGCTTCCTTGAACTCGATTTCGTTACCCTGCGGCAGGGCTGCCACCGCTTCATGGCCCAGATTGACCAGGGCTTCAAGAATGTTGTCCCGGTCCTCGTCACTGGTGCCCTGTGCATAGTACGCAATGCGCGCCGGAAGGCCGTAAATCTCCAGAAATTCTGCCATATCACGCAGCGCAAAGTTTTTGAACAGATACGGCCAGACCAGTACACGAAACAGACCAGACGAACCCAGGAACCCCGACCGGGCGTTGTAACGGTGAACCAGCCAGCCGAACGGCCACAGCGCGGAACCGTCTTTACCATCTTCCCCACGATTGCCGTCATCCAGCCGGAGTTCGTCATTGTGTTCCGGCAGGGTAATAAACCAGTTATGCGGTCGCAGCGTCACCGCATCCGGTAACCACGTTTTATCCACGAACGCCCAGCTGATTTCCTGACAGCTGAAGCCGTAACCGACACTGGTCATCCCGTTGAGGATGATGTCCTCCATGTCCGGGATACCGTGCAGCCATTCATCCACGGCGGCGGCCAGCTCCTTTTCTGCCTTCGAGGCATTGCGGGGTGGCTCCACCGACCAGTCCAGCGTCAGCAACGCTTTTTTGCGCTTTTCCATCTCGGCGAACAGATGACCATCACGTTCTTCCATATCCGCAAACAGCATCGCCTGCGCCGGAAGATAACCGCGCTCGGCAGCTTCCAGAATGCGCGGCAGTTTTCTGATGTTCAGACCACGGGACGGGTGGTCGGGATAAATGCGCAGCCGTTCCGCCACTCTGACCGACTGCGTGGTTTTGAGTGCCTCACGTTTCAGCGGGCGTCCGTAAATATCAACAAGCTGTGCCATTAATTACCATCCTCCTGAACCAAAACGCCCGCCACGGTCACGCCCGCTGCTGCGTGGGGTGTGTATCTGAAATTTTGCGCTGCGCGATACCGCCAGCGTCCACAGCATGTGCAGACAGTCCGGGCCATCATCGTGGTCGGCTTTGGGGTAGTGGCGCAGCTGGTCAATCAGCGTCTGATGTGCCGGACTGATGCGAATCAGGCCGTTGGCCATATGCGGCTGAAGGGATTCGATACGCAGCGCTTTATCCTCCAGCGGGATGACCGGCAGTGCCGGAACCGGCACACCCAGCGCCGCCGAACGCTCAACCAGCACGGTACGCAGAAACTCCTGAAACTGAACGGATTCAAACGACCAGCACAGGCAGTGATATTCACGCTGATACTTAATCACGTCTTCGATAAGTTTATTCGGCAGACGTCGGCGGATATCGGCTTCAACCACATCCAGAATGCCGGTAAAGCGGTTAAAGCCCCCCACGAGAATGGCCGACGGGTCGCGGTTTTTATTCTTCTTCCCGAGGCTGGGGTCAACAGCGCCGTAGAACACCCATTCATCAAGACGGTTAACCCAGAATTTAATGCAGCCCGCAAACAGCGCATCTTCACCGCTGACCGGGTCGTTCTGGTATTCAGAATCAAAGGTGTCGTGACCATCACGGACACGGATTTTCATCAGCGCCAACAGGGGACGCGCCGCCCATGACACCACCGACCCGGCGAGCATCTCGGCTTCGTTCTGCCGGTAAAGTGCCTCCGCCGCTTCCGGCTGTTTGTTGCGGATGAGTTCTTCCCACTCGTCCCACAGCTTCATGTTGGCAGGCCACTGAATAACAGCCTTAAAGCGGGCTGTTTTCCACATCGGGTTATTGAGTGTGCGCGACAGCACGGAGTCGTAATGCAGAATGGTCCCGATATAAATAATATCGGTTTTACCGCCAGCCTCGCCCAGCGGCATCACGGTTTTGGTAAGCCAGTCATGCAGCTTGTCGCGCTGCTCCGGGTTACGCACCATTTCGTCGTTCTCGATATCGTCGAGGATGACCAGGTCAGGACGGTACGGGCCGTGACGCAGACCACGCAGCTTTTTACCACTACCAGCGACGGTCACCTTGATATTGTTGGCCGTGACGATGGTCCCCATACGCCAGACGCGACCCTGCCCGCACACCTCCGGGAAATCGTTTTTTAAACGGGGGTTAAACTCCAGTTCAGCCTTGATGGCTTCCAGCATCGGATAAGCCTGGTCGATACTGTCCATAATGATGACCGGGTAATGCTTAATGGCCCGGATAATGGTCCACAGGGTAAACAGCTGAGTCACCAGCGTGGATTTTGCTTCACCACGGGGCGCGGCGATGGCGTCGTTCTCCGGGTCCGGGCTTGCCACAACCTGTGGCAGACGGCTGAACAGGTATTTATGCAGCTCGCTTTTTGCCGGGTTGCGGACGTAGTGCGGGAAATAATTTTCGACAAAATAATCATAGCCCGTCACCGGATCGCAGACTGCCGCCCGGCGGGCCTGTGTGGCCTGTGGGTTAACATCGAACCCCAGACATTCAGCCTCAATGGTCTGGCGGAGGTTGGCGATGTACTCCTGCAGGCTTCTCTGAAACTCTTTAATGGAAAGTTTACGTTTTGCCACGTCACACCTGGTATACAAATATCAGACGGCCCGGAAAACCGGGCCGCTGTGGTTAACTGAAATTATCCTCAAGCTCTTTAGCGAAACCTTCGAGCACTTCAAGGAACGCGGCATACTGTGCCGGGTGACGCTCCTTGATGAATGCGCCGAGCCGCTGCACCACTTCCAGTGCCGTGGCGAGCCGGTCGGTTTCCGGCAGGATTTTTTTACTGCTGGCCACCGCCTTACTGAGACTGTCAGACAGACTCGCCAGCAGTTCGACGGACTCCTGCGGCGGGATGTCCGGGTTCTGGTTCAGCCGTTCAAGCGTCGTCTGACACTTCACCACCAGACTGATAAGCACGGTGCGGGCGACACTTTCCAGCCCGTCACCGGCGAGCGCGTGCGCGGCCCGCAGCTTGTCCCAGTCGTCGCCGTTTTTCATCGCCTGCGTTTTCCAGCGCCGCGCGGTGTCGTGCGGCACGGCGAACTTCATGGCGACGATATCCAGCGGAAGCTGGTCAAAGATGTACCCGTTACGGACTTTGTCCCTGATATCCTGTGACCACGCCATCAAACGCCCTTCCGGGTATCTGAAACCGTTGCGCCATCAGGTAGTTCGGTGACTGCAAATACAGGCATTCCGGGATGGCGGACATCCTCAATCATTTCCAGCATGGACTCGCCAAACCATTTCAGCTGTGCTGCCTTGCGGGCGTCCTGGTAATAAACCAGATAGCGGTTTTCACCATCTGCATACTGGGTACGGGCTTTAATTTCCCCGCATTCTCCGCTGACGTGCAAAGCCACAACCTGCGTCAGTCCGAACTTAAAGGGACGCCCGGGAACAGCGGCTTCCACCAGTGCAATCGCGGTGTTTTCTTTTTGTTTCATCTGTCCAAAACCTTAAAAAATCAGTTCTGCGAACACTGCCGGATACCGTCAATAATCCGGCAGACCTGCGCCGCCGCGTCAAACAGCTGGCCCGCTCTGTTAATGTCTGTGCATCCCACCGGAAGCAACATCACCAGAAACAGAGTCAGAACACAGCGCGCGGCTTTACGTGGCGTCCTGTGGGTCCAGTGCTGACGCGTCATACCGCCACGCGCTCCTTCAGCCAGCCATAAACAAACGATTCGTTAGCCTCGCGTTTCTCCGCCAGTTCCAGATAGCGGTCCCCCTGCGTACAGTTCAGGGCCGTCAGCATCACCCGTTCACAGTCCTGACCGCGATTATTCAGGAAGGCGCGCAATGCACTGATGGTACGAGGCCCGATGCGTCCGTCTGCGTCCATATCCGGGTACAGCCTGCCGCGCAGATTGAACACATTCAGCCAGCGCTGAAGCATTCTGGACGCCACGGTTGGCCCCATATTCACACCGGTATCACACAGCTCTGCGGCAATATCAGGGGATAATGCGGCGACCTGGTCAAATCGCGGGCCATACCAGTAATCGGCTTCAAGGATGTCCAGCGCCTGTTCGCGGGTTAAATCGCGCATATCGCCACGGTATCCGTGGGCGCGGGCAACTTTTTCCGTAATGCCCCATTTGGTTGGACCGCCCTTATCATCCGGGTGATTGACATAACCGCCTTCTTTGCCCAGGACTTCATCAAAAATTTTATCTTTTGATTTCATGTGGATGCCTCAGTAACGAAAGGATTTTTGACAAATTCCCGTGCGCCCACACGATAAGCGCACAGAAAACCAGATTCAGCGCCACAACCAGCCAGCTTGAGTGCGTGTATGTACCGGACAGCCAGCGGAACGGGATGATGATGTATCCGAGCATCAGCCAGTACGCCAGCCAGGTAATCATCGGTTTATGCGCCGCACCGTGGCGGCGATACACAAACAACCCCAATACAATGGCGAGACACAGCCAGACGTTCACGATACCGGCAAGGCTACTTTCCATTTCCACCCCCTCCGCCGCGCAGTCTGGAAAACAGGCCGAACAGCGATGAAATTTCCTGTTGATAAAGAAAGGTCAGTATCTTGATGGATAACGCCGAGACACCGACCGCACACAATGCATCGAGCGGTTTGTCGTTGTAGTGGGTCAGCCACTGCATCAGTGACGCAGCCACGCCAGCCCCCAGAACGCCAACCACAAACGCGACGAGCAGGTGAATAGCCATTCGCCAGACCGGGATTTCTTTTTGCTGCGTGACAACAAAAAGCGCCCCGGCAAACGCGCCCACCACGACTCCGAAATCGGTATTGGTGAGAAGACCAAACACACTGGCACCACCGATGGTGACTGCCACAGCTCCGCCGCCTGATAAGGGTTCAGACATGAGTTTCTCCTGTAAATCTGAGCCACTGACGGCCCGTAAATAACACCCTGTCAAAGGCACAAAAGCCTTTTGCAGGGCGCTATCCCTTAAGGTGCCTTGTGGTCTGAGTGGACAGGGTAAACGGTCTGGTGTGGTGGGTACTGCTGGGGGTGTTCAGCACCCCGCGGCGGCGGGGTGATAAATCAGAAGCGGGAAAGGGAATCAGGCGTAATAAGAGGTTTATTACAAAGCGGAGCAGAGGCGTTCGCCTTTTCCATCGCTGCGCGCATCTCGTTTTCGCTGGCGATGATGTCAGCAATGGCACACTGCAACGCTTCTTCCTGAACAACCATATCCGGTTGTTCAGCCATTCGGTTTAGCTGGCTGGCCAGATTTTTCATATAAGCGAAGCGGCGTCCGGCAGCATCCCGGGCCTGCTCTGAGTAGGCCGTATACTCGCCAAGTGCCGTATAGTTGGTCATAAGTGTCTCCTTTTTTGAGGCCCATTAATCAAAAAGCCCCACCAGGGTGGGGCTTTTCAGCGAAGTCTGTTTTTGTCGTCGGTGTATCAGCTGCCATGCATACCGGTCTGAAATGCCGTAACGGGGACAGAGCAGTGCCAGCGCCTGCCGGTGTGAGCATCCGTCTTTTACATGCTGCTGTAAATCAGCCATAAAACGGGTGTTACGCAGGGCACGTAACGCATGATCGCAACGGGGAATGTAAAACGGAGCACCGCCAAGAAAGCGGATCAGTTTGTTGATTTCGTCTTCGGTCAGCACATCATGTAACAGGGCATGGACACCGCCGGTTCGTTCGGCGTGTGCGCCGGTTTTACCGCTTAACGTCACGCCACCAAAAGAACGGATTAACCGGGTCAGAGCGGGGAAGCCAATCACGCTAATCAGTTGCTGCACGGAATCAGGCAACAGTGCCTGCGCATCGCGAAGATCTGTTTCACTGAAGGTCTGCATGATGGCGTCTCCGGTAGTAACTTACTGTTATTATAGCCATACATGATCGGCTGTACAGGGCATAAAAAAGCCCCTGCAAGGCAGGGGCTGATTCTTTATTGTTTACGTGCTGCTCTGGCTCGTTTTCTGGCGTCTTTTGTCAGCGCCACCATCACCCCGAACAGTTGATCATCTGTCAGCCATTCGATCACATGTTGCTTATACATGTGAGATGCCAGTCCTTCCGCATACGTCCAGGAACGACCGGCATCAGCCAGCAACGCTTCAATTTTGGATAATACTGATTTTCTGCTCATTGCAACACGGGGGCGGCGACCTTTACCGGCGGGTGCCTTGCGCGGAAATCCCTGTTCGTGCATGTATTCCCGGATGATGCGCAGTTCATCGAGATTGCAGCGTGTGGTGCTGGTTTTACCGGTCAGACGGGCCAGCGTCTGGCGATAAAGGGCATCATCCCACCCCAGATACGCCTGACCGGCTTTAATGGCTCCGATCATCTTTTTCAGCATGTTTGTTATCCTCAAAACGCACGGTAAAACGTGAAACGCCAATCCCTGACAGAAACGCGGCGGCACGGTCAAGAGACAGCCACGTCTTGTAATCGCCACGGCGTTCCTGTAGAAAATAGGACACACCAGCGCGGCGATTCACAGCGAATAGATGATACACACCACCGAACCGCTGCACGACGAACTCATCCACGCCACCGCTTTCAGCCTGCTGCCTGAAGGCAGCTATTCCGATTTGTTCAATCTTCATAATGACCAAAACACTACTTTTGGCAGACCAAAACATATGTTTTGGTCTGTGCTTGATTGTTATTTGCTCAATGTGGTGGGTTATTTATCACCATCACTGAGCGTCACTTCATGACAGGATGGTGTGCCATCTTTCCCGGCAGAGCAGTATATAAACTTATCTCCGTTGGTCATGGTGGCGCTTCCATCATCACAATGCGTAATAGTTTTGATGAAACCTCTCTTTACCACGCAATGCCTACCCGTATCACCAGGAACATCAGGATCCTTGTCCGTTGTAAAGCAAAGCGCAATAACCATAATAATCAGAGCGATAATAAAAAGGTCGGTCCATCTCATAAAACACCCCGCGCAGCCATAAAACCAAAGACATATGACACAATTGATGCAGTGATAAGGATTAATGACCTTTTAAACTGACTTTTTTCTTCGCCACAGTTCATCCAGTTAAGGCATCCAAGTAATACGCCGTATAAAATTTCCATCATCTTCAGCCTGTTACTCCGTGATTTTTCCAGCGGTTTTGCGCCGCGCTGGGCTTTTTGCAACAGCTGTGCAACATCACCCCGCAACACCCCGTCAACCTCACTCGTCTGTTACTAATCCTCAACCATCGCCAGACCCCAACACCGTTTCTGCGAGCTAACAGAATTTTTGCTTTACGGTTTTTCATCGTTTTGCTCTCCTGCGTTTCTTTGCTGCACGTCGTGCAGCTGCAATACCGGTATGGCGCCTTGGTGCCGGGATGATGTTGCCTGCCATCAGGACATGCGGCTTTGAAATTAGCGCAGAAGCCCAAAAACGAGTCGGGTATGGTAATAAACCGATAAATGCAACACGCATTACGCACCTCCTATCCCCTGAAGCATGACCGCGCGGCAGGCTTCATCAACCATAGCTTCTACGTTTTCGAGAAGTACGTAGCTGTACTGCTGCCCACTAACCCATTCTTTTCTGCGAGGTAATGCGCGTGGGTCCGCTACAATGGCTCGCAAACGTTCCAGAGCAGCTGGTACTGCTGACACTGGAGGGGCAGCATAAAGCTCATGCCTTCCATCAGGCAGCGAGTGACCCACATACTCACCGACCCCGTCAATACACATTTCCCCATCTTCAACAATGCATGATGCTACTGGCAAAGCCACCTCCCGTGCCTCCAGTTCTTCTGCCCACTTCCGAAGCACTTCAATCTCACCATTACGAGTTATCAGGTCACGACACATTCTTTCGTTTTCATCCAACAGCGCCTGCACAACCTCCGGCGTAGCCGCAGCACGAAAAGCCTGTAGGCTCTGCCACGTCGTATCCCCCTTCGCGGCCTCTGCCACCTCACGCAGTGCCTGATAATTAATCTCGCTCACTGGCTGCCTCCTTTTTCCATGTTTTCAGACTTTCACCACAGAACGGGCAAAATGAAACTCGAATTGGTGATTTAGAAAACTCACCGGAACGCAACATCACCAAATCAGGTCCACGGGTTAAACTCTCATTCCAGATTTTGTATAGCAGTAAGCCTTTTCTTACTGAGCATTCAGCATCACGCTCAAGAGACTTTGCCAATGCAGCACACGGCTCTATTCGATTGCCATTAATTCGACAATTTGATCCACTCACTTCAACTCCTCCCGACGACGTTCCTGAAGTTCCAGCATTGCGGCCCGGAAATCCTGCCACCATTCCTCATCGGCAACCGGGGTGTTCCGCTCCAGCACCTTGTCCGCATCGGCAATCAGTCTGGTCAGACTCTTATCGCTTATTCTGGTTTGCTGACTCACTGGTTTCCTCCTGTTCATTTTTCATTCCGGTACACAAGAATTACGATATCTCCCCAGGTAATTACGCGTGCCGGGTCGCCCTGTTGCATATAGTCAATATCAAAAGCGTCATTAAACGCATTTAGTGCCTTCACGCGCTTGTCTTTGCAGCGACGTTTTTCACATTGTTTAAAGACCGAAGAAATCAACCACCTGAATGACATAAAAGTGATATAGCCATAACCGATAAGCGCCAGACCTGTATTCATGGCTACATCTATCGTTATCGTTTTATCAATGACCATTGCCAGCCTCCTGTTTTGCCACTTTAAACGCCCGTAACATCGGAACCGTTTTACCGGTGATGACGGTTCTCATTAAAAGACCGCCACCGCTCTCATGGTGCACTTCAGGGGCTACAAACAGCGCCGCATCCACAACCCGGCAATAGCGGCGGAACTCCCAGAACCAGCATGTAACAATGATTTTTGCGGTGACTCCGTAGTCATAAAATTCAATATTCATTTGCAGTTAAACCTTCTTTTGTGACGTTCTACAGCGGCTTTCATGGCGTTGTGCACGGTTCTTTTAATAATCCGGCGTCCCGCACTGTCATAGAACCGCCACCGGGAAGCCCCCGGATATTTAGGGAACTCAACCGCTGCGCTACCGTCATTCATCCTGTATTCGTGGCGTTCTCCGGGAGGCTGGTATATTGCTTCGGTAACACTGAGAAGTTTAAAAGCCATCGTTACGCCCTCCCCAGTGCCAGCGGTCTGTTGCTCTGACCATTAACCCCCTGATGCAGCCTGGCGTTTTTCCCGGCGATAAAACCGGCTGTAGCAGCAAACTCTGCACCCCGGCACGCTTTAGCTGTGCGCATATCCCCGTCGCGCAGTCCTTTAGTGCTGTGCAGATTCTTTCTGTAAAGCTCAAGGCGGCTTTTTTCTTCCGGGGAGACGTCATACACCGCAATGACATCATGGGCACCAAAGACCCAGCCTTCGCAGAACTGGTCGCCACGGGCCACCCGCGTGGACGGGCCGCAACGTTTGCAGTGTTTATCCTGATATTTTTTACGTTCAGCCATCATCTGACGGGAAAGCACATCAAACGCGTATGCCGCAATTTCCGGGCGGCTGTCAGGACCATAAAAACGCACGTAACGTTTGAGTGAACCAGAAGCCCGGTATTCGCCGGAGATGTAACACTCGACACCGAAGGCTTTACAGACCAGGTCGCACAGGATGTGCATATAACGCGGCGGCGTACTGGCATCACTCGGCGCCCCCGCGCTGGCAGCTTCCTGAATGTCGAACAATTCAGCGTCGTTTTCGCTGATGCCATGCTGGCGCATATAAGCCTGGGCTTTTGCAATAGCGTTAGCGGCTTCTTCCGGGCTTGATGTTCCTCTGGCAAGGCGTAACAGTTTTTTGATTTTGGCAATGTATTTATCTTTCATGGTCGTCTGAACCTCAGCATCCTGAATTCTGAATTACGCAACTTCCGGCACGGCCTTCAGGAGCGTGGGGAGCTCGTTCTGGCTGCGGCGCTGAATGAACATCTGCTGTTGATTGAGAACTGGTCGCAAGACGATTAAAACAAACGATTGTCAGATTAATTTCGCGGGCGAATTTTTTTTGCTTAGCGATATTCATAAATAAACTTCCTCAGATTCAGGCGTAAGCCAGCCCCGGCGGGTTTACGCCTGTTTTAAATAACAATTAAAAACAAATTAAATTAATGCGGTGCTTTCAGTGTTTCGACTTTAACGAAATAAGGCTCGACATTAATTTCAACCACACAACCACATTTAAAATCTCTGGCAGGTGCAACAGTTTTTACCACCCGACCACCACGCACTGCCCGATGTGCAATGTGCATGAAGCGAGTCCCTGGCGGATATAGCTGATTAAAGCGTTTCGCGTTCATGAGGCGGCTTCCATCCTTTCAGGTGAGCATTGGCACAGAACTCTGCCCGGTGTTCCGCCCAGATGCGGCGCAGGGTACTACACGGGCTTTGTGCTGCCTTACGCCACAGTTTTTCAGCTTCGGCATAATCGCCGCGTTGTTCTGCTCTGGACGCGCCCAGCGAATACGCTGCGCAACGGTTCCCGGCCCTGTACTCTTTGATATCCTGATGCATGTTAAACCCCTGCAATATCAAGCGGGATTGCGCGGTATTCAGCAGAATCACCGACGCGCTCATACACGCGGATATAGCTTTTGCTGCCAATTACCTGGACGGCTTCACCAATCAGCGACATGGCGTTATTCCAGCGTTCGTCCTCAATCTCGAGGCGACGCAGGGCCAGAACGCGACCGGTGTTGATGTTGCCTTCCTTGTCCGTGCTGAATGCCTCACTGATGATGGCCTTAATTTCAGGACGTGCACCTTCCGTCCAGTCAGCCAGGCAATCATCAATCAGCGACTTCGCGGTCTGAATGCGTTCATCAAACGCGATACGGTCCTGCATGGCGCGCTGAATCTTGTAACGCCCGTCAAAGCTGTAAAGCGTGATATTCCCTTTTTTGCCGCCTTTCACAGCGCCGTATTTCTCCGCCGACAGGTCAATAAATGCCTGGATATCACCAAACGCACGCAGTTTCAGTTCCCGCAGTGAGGCGGAGGCAGCAATCACCATCTCCACAAGCTCACCGACCAGCTGCTCGCGGTCGCGGTCAATATCTTTGATAAGGCTTTCAGGTGTCATTACGCCACGGGCATCCACCCAGTAACCTTCAGGCGCTTGAGTTTTCGTGTATTGCTTAACTTTATTTTCAGTCGTCATAATTAAATTACCTCAGTGATATTTACAGATTAATGTGTGTTATGCGCGCAGGGGTCCACGCCAACAGAAAATAAATCAACGCCGTTAAATTCTTTATTAAGCGTTTGATTCATTACCTCCCATAACCGTTGTCTTACTCCGACCTCTTTATCCGTAAATCCTTTTTTATCAATAGCCCCCATACTCCTGACACGAAGCGTGCCGTTTTCATCGGTATAGATGATTACCTCTAACTTAACCGCCATGTTTTCCACCTTTGAAATCAAACGATTTAAAAATAATTTCGTTCATAAAACAGTGAGTTTTTATGATAATGTCGGAAACCTGCTCTCCCGTGACATCAGGCGGCAACTGATACGTCGCGACAGCTTTCTCCGGTTTACCAGGCCTGTCCAGGCTGAAGGTTAACTCAAGCTCTAATGACATTTTTCACCTCTCAATGCATTTGTGTCTCTTGAGGAATATACGGACATCCCTGTGCCAGTTGTTTCACGTAATCATGGTAGATTTGCAGATCAAGCCGTTCATTTCCGTGTTTCTCCTTCAGAATCGTACAAATAGCGCCAACAGTCCCCAGAGTTCTTGCCGCTTCTTCGAGTGTGGCATTGTCGCCATTTTCCACCCGAATAAGGTTATGGCACTGGTTATTACCCAGGTCGGTAAATACTATTGTTAATTTCACGCTCACTTTTAATTCCTCGTTTTATTGCCATACGACGGTGCAGCCGTCGATACAGGACGTTTTAACCACACGACGCAGGCCGCTGAATGTCTGGATGATTTCCGTTATCGGCCATACAGGACCGCCCACGGGCGGGCAGGCATAAACCACAGGTAAACGGTGATGTTGCCCAGTTACGCGACCGCCGGTGGTGTGGATGGCTACACGGGCACGGGAACGGACGGCGTTAATGGTCTGCTTGTCCATCGTCTTGTTCTCCATCAGTGAATTAACATTTCTGAATATTTATCAATGACCTGCACACTGACCGGTGCATCGCTGATATCACAAATCCGGTACACACCGCGCGCCAGCTTGAACAGACGACGGGCATTGCCCAGCGAACGTGTGTAAAGTGCCTCACCAATTTCCGGGTCTGCCGCTTCCGGCATCATGTCTGTGGCAATCTTGTTAAAATCTTCCTGCGTCAGCGTATCGCCCAGGTTAAGCGCCAGCGCCACGCGGCTGTATAATTGAGCGAACTCACCACAACGGCCCTTAAGGTTAATCAGAAGGTGAGGCATACCCGCCAGGACAATCCCGATACCCGCTTTGTCATGCAGACGGCGCAATACCTCCAGTGCACGATAGGGAAGCAGTTCAGCCTCATCCACCATCAGCAGACGACCTGACCCACGCAGTTCACGCACACAGGCATCAATCTTCTCGCGAATATCGCCGTGAACCTTTATACCCAGCTGACGGCACAGTTCATCGAGTAACTTTCTGGCCGTATAGCCAATATCGGCTTCAATGAGCACTACATCCCGGTTTCTGGCAGCATACTCACTCAGAATCATGCTTTTACCCAGACCCGCCGCGCCATACAGCACGCAAATATCACACTCCAGATGGGCGTAGGTCAGCACCTCCAGCCCTTTGGCGGCCATGCCGGTGGTGACAAATCGCACTTTAATACGGCGGTTGTTTTCCTTTTCCCATTCACGGGTCACAAAGGCAGAAATGCGTTCTTCAATATCAGCCATATCGCCCTGATATTTACCCTGCAAATACTGGTTAATAACGGCGCTGCTACGACCAATAGCACGGGCAACGTGGGTCTGCGTAAAGCCGCGACGGGCCATTACGTCATTTAATTGCGTAATTAAACTCATAATTAAATACCTTTTAAATTAACGATTATTTGTGCCGTTTTTCTTTAAATTGCGCTCACGGTCAGACACGAATAAATAAAGTTCTTCTTTTTCCTTTTTCTCCTGGCGTTCCAGTCCATATCCCAGATTAAAGTCAGGCTTCTGCGTAATAGCCGGGGTAAGCTCGCGTTTAGCCTCTTCGATTTTCTGCGTGGCCCGTGCAATGCGGCCTCTGGCGCGTTTCTCCTGCTGCTGTTCGATAACAGCTTTCGGGAACGCATCAACCTTATTACCGTTCCAGATGGCATCGCAGATATAAGAGCCATCAGCCCGCCGGACAATGACGCTGTTTGCATCATGAATATCGTAACTGACCCTGACTTCATTCCCGTGCTCTGCGGCCAGCTCATACGAGTAATAAATATTGTTGAATAACTGAATTTCCCCGCGAAATGTTTTGCGCGTCACTTCCGGCCTGAACATTTCATGCAGTTCTTCCTGCGACAGAAAATCAATTTCAACATTCTGCTCTTTTATCAGTTTCCGGCGATACGCTGCCGGGCTGTAATATTCGCCATCCTCTTTGCGGGGAAGGCTGCTGTGTGGCCGGTTGTTATAGCGTCTGACCTCCAGCTCTATGGCGGCCATCAGTTGCTCAAAGGTAGGGATTTCATCCCTCGCCTTAACCTGCCGTTTTGTCAGCTCTTTCCCTTTGTGGGTGGCCTTAATGGCTGACTGTGTGATGCGTTGCTGCATCATCACCGTTTCCTTGTCTGCATTTTTTGAGCAGTACGTCTGGAAACTCAGAGCCACATCTTTGGGTATTCCTTTGTTTGCTCGTTCTATTACCCCGCGCCCCTGCGGGTTACCAGGTATCCCCGTGTGATGCTCCACACCCAGCCGGGGCAGAATCCCGGTAATATCGGCATCAAGTACCTGGTTTTTTTCACCGCCCCCGTTATCGGAGTAATAAATCAGCGGTATTCCGTGCTGTGCCATGCCGTAACGTAATGCATCAGCAACGGCTATCACGTTTTCCGACAGGGACAGGGACCAGCCCACAACAAAGCGCTGCCCCGCATCCATAACCAGCGTCACTTCTGGCCGGAAAATATTGCCGGTCAGGGGGTTAAACGCGGTCATTTTCATACAATGACCATCCCCGACCCATACCGCATTAACCGGTAATGATGTCCACTCGCGCCGCACAAAGGGATTGAGCGAACGCCAGGCTGAACCTGTGGAGCGGAAACGCTCCTTAACAATCACCGGGACGCTGCTTAACACCCGTCTTACTGCGTGAACTGAAGGCAGTGCCGCCAGCATTCCCGCATCGTTCGCGTGTTTTTCATGCCACCAGGCTGAAAACTCGCGATACGCATATTCAACGGTCGGTCGCTTCCATGAGCGATAGAACATAAAGAAATCGCTCAACCACCAGACCTGCTCCCACGGTGTCCCCTTATGATGACCGGGAGCCAGTAACGCCAGTAACTGATTGGCATCACCGCGCGCCATCACCCAGCTGGAGTACCAGCTATCCAGGCTGCCGGTGCTGACACCGGTTCGCTTTCCCTGACGTGCATTTGCAGTATTAGCTGCTTCGATAATGCGGTCAGGTAACGCCCCCATGCGCACACCATCAACGATGTGCTTTAACGCGGCCTTCCTGGTCATTCCGGCGTATTCACGCAGTTTATGCACTTCAGTAGCCAGCAATATCCGCGCATCAGCGATGGCCTTTTGCTTGTCGGTCAGTGCCTGGACTTCGCGTAATGCCAGTTCAGGGCATTTGACCATCACTTCAAGTTCATCGCGAATGGTGACGTTCTTAACTGCCTTCTGCTCAACCACAACGGGCAGTTGCGTATCTTCCAGGACCTGATGGGTCAGGCGTTGACGTAAAACCTTCTGAACATCTTTAGGTAAACTGGATATATGGTACTCATATATTTTCCCCTGAACTCCAGACTTCCTTCTTCTTGTCCAGTTCGCTCGTTTAGCTTTTTGAGTGATCCCCTGTACAGTTTTCGGTAGCCCTTGAAGCCCTGTTAGTTCATTCAACGTAAACCATTCAGGTTCGAACTTGACTTCATAGTCGTTGTTCTTATTCATAACGTGATGGCCAAATTTCTTCTGGCTTTTTACCGATCACACTAGCGACAATCATTTCTGCTTTGGGCCATTTTGTACGTAGAACATTACCCAAACTTCTTGATTTCATTCCATGCTCTCGTGAAAGCCGACTAAAGTTTGTTCCTTTCTTTTCTAGTTCCGCCTTGATATCTGACGGATGCATATCTTGTCTCACGTCTCTACCTCTTCACATAAATCAACAGATATGAGATCTTGAGTGATTACTCGCATGTGTACGCGATTGAGTTACTCACCTGCGTGAAGAATACTAGATTTAAACAATGTTTAAGTCAACACGTTTAAATCTATGTTTAAAACATTTTAGCAAGCAGGTTGCTTATCGTTTTGTTTTTGAAGTAATTTTTGCGTTTTAAACAAAAGCTCTATTTCATGCTCTTTTGTTTAAATCTAAGGGGTTAGAATGAAACAAGAATGGGTTGCCGCAAAAGACCTGGTAGGGCTTCATGGTTTACCTGCCACAATTCAGGGAATTCACCAAAAAGCCAAAAGGGGCGGATGGCGCAAAGAGAAAAGAATTACACCTGGTGTGAAGGGACATCAGGTATACTTCTACTTGCCTGATTTGCCTGAAAAAATACGCTGCTCCTTGGTGTCGAAAGACGGAGAAACTCCAGTGAGGAATGATTTAAACAAAGGGTTGATATCAATACTGGAAATGACATCCGCAGAAGATCAATTCAATCTTTTTCGCGCTTTGTGTGAATTTGGCATCAAAGGAGTCCTAGAACACCTACAACAACCCACCAGGCAAGCTACGCAGGCCGACAGCGACCAGGACGAACAGGAGAATGCCATCAGAAGCCTAAACATCAGGGAATCGCTTAAAGATGTTATATGTATGGCTCTAGATGGTAATGAAGAAACCGACAAAGAGATTTTGCGACGCATCGAATCTCGTGCACGGGCTGGGTCGCCAGGTGGTCAGACCGTTGCCACGCCGGAGCAAGAAACGAAGCCTGTAAACAAGAAATCAGCATAAGCGCCTCGTTTTGGCGGGGCGTGTGCTGTTAGCTAATCAGCAATAACCACAACAAAACCGAACACAACAGATGAGAACAAATTGAGGAAAACGGGCAAGGATAAAACACTTTTTAAAAGCATTTAAAACCCGTTAAGTTTGTAGCAGAACCAGATCAAAAGCGCCCAGAAATGAGCGCAAAAAAAAGCGTTTTTGGTCATTTCTCACAAATCCGCCCAGAATCACACTAAATCACCACACCCCGCGCCACACAAGGCTTGCAGGTTCTACCAGGCTGCACGAACTCCGCCCAGAATTGATCACTACCCCACATTGTCCTTGCTTATAAAACGAAGGATGACCGTTTCATTCAGATTTGTATGCCCGTTTATGACGCTTACTATCCGAAGTTTATTAGCTGTATTGGCCGCCCTGATCTGGCCGGAGATGAACGCTATACCCGTTTGCAGGAAGTGGCGAAACATATGCGGTCTCCCGAAGTTTACGACATCATTTGGCAACAAATAGAACAAAAAACTGCCAGCGAATGGCGGGAGATCCTGATTGAAAATGATATTCCGTTCAGTGTGGCGCAAACGTGGGAAGAAGTTCTACAGGACGAGCAGGCGTGGGCAATTGATGTATTTTATTCCATGAAATATGCCAATGGCAGTGAGAAGGCGTTGGTACGCCCCCCCATTTCGCTGCGTGAATGTGGTCTGCCGGATTATTTGCGAGCACCGCTGTTAGGGGAAAATACGCCGCAAATTTTGCGCGACCTCGGGTACAGCGAAGCGGAAATTACCCAACTTGAAGCTGATAACGATATTGCTGTCTGGCGTGACTGA